CATGACCACCTCGACGGCCACCGTTTCGCCGGTATCGTCGCGCTGGTAAGAGCCTGCAAAACGAATCGGTACGGAATCCACACCGGTTGCGGCGTAAAGCTCCCAGATAACCGAATCCGGGAAGCCACCGAGCGACCACTCCATTGACAGCGCATCGTCATCAAGGCCGAGGTCTACCGGTGCGCTGCCGTTCATCCCCGCACCGCGATAGTTTTCGAGCTTACGGGTCAGTTTTGGCAGCGTGACGGACTTCGCGACGCCCTGATAGCTGTAGCCGTTCAGAAAGACGTTCATTAACTTGAGTTTGCGCGGCATTGCCATCGGTCAGGCTCCTTAATTGCTGTTAACCGAGGTGACCAGATTTGCCAGGTATTTATCGGTAATACGCTGGCGCAGGGTCAGGTTTTCAAGAGGAGGCACCGGTGTATAGTCGTAGTCGATATACAGTTTTCCGGCCTTGAGGGTTTCCGCATCGTTGGATTCTTCGCTGAACCAGCAGGTCGCATCCACGATACAGCCGTTTGTTTTCAGCTCACGGAATTTGGCATTGATGCCGTCAACGATGTCGCGAATCAGCGTTGCGGTGATGGGCTTGTCCACCGCCCACATGTGCGCCTCAGCCATCGTGTCGGCCAGCACCTGCGCGGTGCGGGTGTAGTTTTCAAAGAGGAACAGCGGGTCATCAGAGCAGGTACGGTTACCCCAGAATCGGAAACCGTCGCGGCGAATCAGCGTAGTGACGCCTGACTCGTTAAGCAGGTCAGCATCGGTGCCGGACTCCTGCAAATCCCAGAATACAGATGCGCTGATGCCGGTAACACCGTTCACCCCGACATTGGACAGCGTTTTATGCCAGCCCTGCTCCTGGTCGATTCTGGCACGCAGACCCAGCGCACGGGCGGTGGCATACGCGGTGGCGGTGGTGCTGGTGACCGTATCCCATGCGAGGAAATCCGGCCAGATGACCATCAGCTCACGCTGGCTGAAATTCTGGCGGTAGGCTTTCACCTCGGAAATGGTCTTACAGCCCCATGCGCTGATATACCCGAAAGCGCGCAGCTTCTGACAGACGGATACCAGTGCAACAGCCACCTCTTTGGTGTCCAGTCCCGGCACACCGAGAATACGCGGTTTAACACCGGTTACCGACTCCGCCGCCAGCAGGGCTTTCAGTCCGGTGTACTGACCGTTTTCGTCGGTGGTGCCGATGATATTGGAAACAGTCTGCGCAAGTTTCGTTTCCTCGTCGTCGCCGGTGCCGTCTTCCACACGCACGACAACGGTGACCGGTTTTGACTGGTCGGCGATGGCCTGCAACGATGCCGCCAGCGTGCCTTTTTTACCGGCCTTTGCAATTGCGCTCTGCACATTGGTAATCAGCACTGGTTTATTGAGGGGGAAGATTTCCGCATCCGCATCGCTGGCCGTGCAGACCATGCCAACAATGGCGGTGGATACGGTGGAAATGACACGGGTGCCGTCGTTAATCTCCAGCACCTGCACGCCGTGATGATAGTCACTCATCCGTTTAACTCCGTGGTTAATGGGTGCAACTATTTTCTGTTGGGCAGTGCATGAGACGCTATTTGACCTGGCTGGTCAGTGGATGAAACAACAGATAAAGAAAAGGCAGGCAATCCGCCCGCCTGTCCTGATTTGTACTCACTCATTTTCCGACTGACAATTTACATAGCCAAAACGCTATCAAATCTGACAGTCTGCTTTGAGCGAGGAGCAGAGGTTAGTTTTAGTTAACCAAAATGATAAAAAGCAGTAGAAAAATCCGCTCATTACGTTATGGTTATAAGCCGCACATAATCATCCGAGCCAAATCCTCTTGATTTCAAAGAATTAGCACTTGCTCTTCACTAGAAACTATGGTTCTGACTTCACGCTCAAATATTGGATCCATTATCATTTTTCTATTTGTTGGAATAGTAAATTTACCGAGTACCATGACAATGCTACTCAACGGAAATAATTTTGGAGTAACATTTCCTAATTGAATCGTAGGATATATATTAAAGCCCCCTTTTATCCTCATTGGCGAACCTTCAATGAAGTGTCGATAATTAAATTTCGCCACAGGGATTCTCGCCACATGCACTTTCATAATTACAGCAACCTGAGCTATTTTTACTTTCTGGAGGTAAGTTGACAATCGTTCTAACTGCGTTGTTTCATAGAAAAAATCAGACCACGTTACAGTACTTGTTCCAGTAACAATTTTTATGCTGTTTCTCTTGTTGGGGTGAGCTTTTCCATATTCATAGATCTCCCGTAAGCTATCCATGTTCTTCACATAAGGGGCTTTCCGACCTCTCTTGACATAAACGCGGTCTGTAGTATCAGAAGGTGGATTTGCCTGCATAGCTGCAGCTTTTCTGCTTAATTTAGAGATATCATCTTCATCGAGTATATGTATACGGAATATATTATTACCTGTGGCAAGCGCACGGCTGATATCATGACTGGAATCACTTGCATAAATTGTATTCAATCCTGAAGTTCCATACTGGCATAATTTGTCATGCGTGAAATTTTTTTCCAGTCTAAAGAAGGCGGGGATATGCAAGGTTTTATTAAAACTCCGACGAATATGGCTTTTGACATACACCAAATGAGCAGAGCAATTTGGGTCAGGACATTTGAGTGGATAGGGATTAACACTATAATTAAAAGTATTTACATTTACTAAAATCTGATTGTTATCAATAGCCTGAGTTATACGAATACCACTCATTACTCCTCCATAAAGATAGGCGCAAGCATTTAGTAATAAACCATTAACATGCCGAGATCATACCCGATCATTGAAATGTAAACACTCCCCTAAGACGGCTGCTGGCATAATATTTTATGACATCAGCAATGCCCACCTCTGGCACAGAGTGGACTGTCAGATTAGGCTTTACTCTGTGCCATAGATATGTAAGCCCACACTAGAGCTCATACAACTTATTGCGGCATTTCCGGCCATTCAGGATTTGCAGGATCCACACGACTGACCAGAACACTATAGCGTTCCCATGCCTCCAGTCGACTACGCTCCTCATCTGTTGCCATATTCAGCCTGACCGCGCGCTCCAGCGGCAAAATCACGGATTCAGCTTCGGAAAGCAAAGCTGCCTTATGTAATTCCGCCAGTTTCTGCTGTTCGTCTGCCGTATAAATCCGCTTAATCACGGCACCATCCTTAAACATCCATTTACCTGAGTCGTCAGCACGTCGGTTGGAGGTAATATCAGGAACCTCAACAACGCTAAAACCTTCAGGATTAAGCGTTGAAGCATCTCTGGTGATAGCGACAATAATATTATTTTCATCGTAAACAATCTTTATTGTGTCTGGCTGAAAGTTCTTCACTTCCTCATACCAGTTTTTTCCGTCCTCAGAGTAAAGCCAGATAACTCCGTGTTTCTTTGTTAACTCATACTGTTCCAGTGTTTTAGCGTTACCCGCTTTTATGTTCTTTAAGTGCATCATATTAAACGCTCGCTACATTATACCAGGTGCCATTTATATACTTTTGAACGGGTCTGTAATAAACGCCCGCTATATTATCGGCAGAGTTGGACCCTGTATCCTGAACATTAATACCAGACAATACATGACCTGACGGGCACTGGAAATTCCATGTTTGCCAGTTGTTCACTCCATAATATTGCTGTGACCCAAGTCGAACATCTTTCACATATCTGGAATCAAAATTGCCATAGTTGCCAGGAATAACTTGCGAGCCACAAAGCCAGTTACCGTTATTATCCATGTACGCCTGACCATCGGTGCCATTGGCTGTCCTTGAGTTATTAATCATGTAGATGCCAAATTGCTTGTTCCCCAGTCCACCTATCATGAACTTGCGGTCAGCGTGATTCTGGCGAAGCAACGCCTGAGCGCTATCAGTGTTAACTATATTTTTCCCAAAGATAGCGTTGTTATCGCGCATCTGAATCCACATACCATTACTGCTGTTAATAGCAAAACGGTCTGAAAGCGTCTCCCCTGAAACATTAAGGCCACGCCCCATCGAAACAGCGCCAGTAGCGTTATTAATCCATAATGGCCTTAATCCGTTATAAGTCCCCATGTTGTCACCGGAGTTTGTCAACATGAAGTATGTATTTGAACCATCATTACGAATAAAGAATCCGTAATTACCATAAGCAATACGTAGGCCGTTTGCTGATTTTGATATGACTTCGCCATTTACAATGGCATTGACAAGAACATACAAAGCATCCCATTTAAGATTCATCAGGTCTTTTGTTGTAGTACTCTGGCGGCTTCTCCATTTGAAATATTCATTGCCGTTATCCCCCGTTTCAAACCACATGAATGAATCAGTGTCACCATCGGCATCATTTTTAAATCCAATCTTCGCCCAGTCAGTATTTCGAATCCAGGCAAGGATTGAGTCGTTTTCAAAAGTAAGTCCACCGGACAAGGTATCGCCATTTTTTTGCACGGCGTTCCCGGCTCGGTTTACCGTTTCCTGTAAACCGAGATATTCGATAACGGCGGCAACGGTCGATTTAGCCAGAATATCCCGCCCGACTTTTGTCAGGGTTGCCAGGCTGGCAACATCATTCCCAATAAAATACGGAAACCTGTCTGCCGCAGTAGCAAGCCCCGCCAGTGCCGTCAGGGTGGCATCTTTCGGTTGCTTACCCGCAAGCGCATTAGTCATGGTGGTAGCAAAATTCGGGTCATTGCCCAGCGCCGCCGCCAGCTCGTTCAGCGTATTCAGTGCGTCAGGCGACGAGTCTACAAGGGCGGCAATCGCGGCCATAACGAAAGCCGTGTTTGCGATCTGAGTATTATTCGTTCCCTGTCGCGCAGTTGGCGTCGTTGGCGTTCCGGTCAGTGCAGGGCTGTTTAATGGCGCTTTCTTGTTCGTTTCATCCATTACCGTCTTAACGGCTTTCGGCGTTGCAGCCAGTGTTTCAGACGTGCTGTTGGTCGCACTGCTTAACTGAGTAAAACCTTTTGCGGTCAGCGAGGCGTCAGGGTGACGTCGTGACTGTTCATGTTCTGCAATTTTGTCATCAACGTAATCCTGCGTCGCCATCACCGTTGTGGTGTCGATGGTCAGATCCACTGAGGCCACACTGCTGACGATAATGACCATGCGGCAGGTCTGCGAACGTCCTGAGCCTTCGGCAAGGGCTGGCTTATAACTTTCGGCCATGTTCGCCACGGCAATTAACGTTCCCGCATCATCGTACAGGCCAAGCTCACGCATCCAGAAACCGCCCACCTCCGGCGGAATAACCAGCTCTGCGATAATATAATTACTGTTTCGTTTGTCCTGGCTGATTTTGTTCAGCGCATGTCGCCAGACTTCGTGGATAAGCCCGGTCTGTCCGGCATCCGGGACAGGCAATTTACCACCGCCATCCCCGACGGCCATCGTGGTAATGTTGACCTTCCGCCCTCCCGGCGCGGTTGCCGCTGCCAGCTTTGCTGCACCGGCAGTGGTGATAACGGTTTTGAATTTTGTGCTCATTATTCCTCACTTATCCGGGGTAAACCGTAATTACATCGCCGTCATAAGCCACACCACCGGCAAACAGGTAGCCGGGAATGTCCCGGGTAATGTTCAGACCAATAAGGTGGCGGCTTGCAGGTTTGGCATCAGCAATCAGCCGTTCCATTTCCTGATACATTGCCTCTGTGATGCCGCTTTCCAGTACACCAATATCAAGCCGGAAGGTGCCGGGCGGGTCACTGTTTTCCCACCACTCCGTCACGTTGATGAGATAGCCGAGCGGCTCCACCACACGCCGGATTGCACCTATTGTGCCTTTATGACAGTGGATGAAATAGGCATCGCGGATAACGGCGCGTTTTGTCGCTTCCGGCCACTTTTCATCCCACCTGTCGACCGAAAACGCCCACGCCAGCCACGGCAGCAGATTTGCCGGACAGGTATCCGGGTTCCACAGCTCACGAATACTGACCGGCGTTTTTTCAATTTCCGCACAGGCTTTTGCGGCGGCGACTTCAAGCGGTGATGAGCCGGTCGGCAGCAGTCGCGAATCACTCATCCGAGCCTCCGGTCACGACGCTGTATTCGGTACAGAAAGACGCCTGCGTATTGTTGAGCACGATGTCGGCCAGCGGTGCAGCCAGTTCGACACGCTGCACGCCTTCCACATGCAAAGCGGCATAAATGGCAGACAGACGGATGTCGCGCCCCAGCCGGTGCTGTGCCGTGATGTATGCTTCCAGTTTTTTCACGGCGGCCGCGCGGATGGGTTCACTTTCGGGACCAGGGTAAAGGTAAAGCGTGGCGTTTATCTGGTATTCAACAATGGCGGCAGACTGCACGGTCACGCGGTCGGCCACCGGTCTGACGTCCTCGCCATTCAGGGCGTTACGCACCACCGCCAGCAGGTCTTCGGATGCGACACCGTTATTCTCACGTGACAGCACAGAGATGGTGACGCAGGCCGGAGACGGACTGGTGACAGAGATATCCGCGACACGCCCGTCAGCACTGCGACCATGATACTGATAGGCACCCACCGACCCGGCGACGCTTAAACCTTCAAACGCCTGCTGAATACGCAGACGATAATCGGTATCAGATTCCATCACTGCCGGTGTCGGCGGGATGGTCGAATCATCTGCCGGGGTGATAGTCAGACGCGTGGTGTTGTAATTGGCACCAATCACATCAAGGTCATTACCCGCGGCACAGGCCAGCATCACCGCCCGTGCGGCCTCATTCACACGCTGACGCCAGATAAGCTCACGATAAGCATTTTCCTCCAGCAGTTTGACGAGAGGCTCGGATTCCAGCGTCAGGGTACGGGCGACCGCCTCCTGCTGGTCTTCCGGGTAAAGGGAAATCAGTGTCGCCTTGCGTTCGGCAAGAATGGTTTCAAAGTCCAGCTCCTCGACCACATCCGGTGCAGGTAGCTGGTTCAGGTCGATAATCGGCATGGTTTCAACTCACAGGGATGGTTAACGAAAGTGGCTGGCCGGTGTCGTTGTGCTGGCCGGTTAACGTAACTGTCATTCGCCCGTCAAAACTGCGCTCAGTGGTGACGGATGACAGGGTGACGCGGGGTTCCCATTTCAGCACCGCCATGTAACAGGCGACCTTAATCTGCAACTCAAGCGCCGGGGTCTGCGGCTGGTCAATCATTGACACCAGCAACGAGCCGTAATCACGACGCATCACCCGTGAGCCGACCGGTGTGCGCAGGATATCGCCGATACTCTGGCTGATATGCTCAAGGTCAGTGACAGTCAGGCCATCACTGCGATTCATTCCGAGATAACGCGCTGTCATAGAGGGCTCCCGGTTGTGCCGCCGCTGTCGCCGGGGTGTTTATGGGTATGCAGTACCTTACCGTTTGATGAGAGTTCACCGCCGGTGTGTTCAATGTTGCCGCGCATCGTCCCGCCCTTCTGCACTTCCAGCGTGCCGGTAATCAGCCTGTTGGTGCAGACCACCTCCGGTGTGTCCAGGGTGACGCGGGTTGATGCTTTCACCATGACCACCGGCACCGTGGCAGTAACAGAATCAGAAGCCGTCACGCTGGCCGTTTTAATTCCGCTTGCCGTGAGTGCACTGGTTTCGGGTTCATACTCAATCACCGCCCCGTCAGGGAAACGGATATGCAGGGCATCCGCCGACGCAGACGGCGCGGGGTTATCGCCGGAATAAATCCCCGGCAGAACGAACGCCGTGTCGAGTTCACCGCCCACAGCCAGAATCAGCACCTGTTCCCCCACGGAAGGTGCCCACCATGTGCGCGAACGTCCGGCACGATGGGTCAGCCACTGAAGCCAGTCAGTGCACATGCCACCGGTCTGCACACGGCAGCGACCGGCTTTAAGGTTGGTTTCGACGACAAGGCCGGTACGAATCATGTTGCGCAGTGCGCGCGCGAGTTCCTGAATATTTGCGAGAGTGTTCATGCGTGTGAGATTGCACAATATATAAAAGTTATGCTATCTGGATTCATTTGTAGAACGACCATACAACATTCGAGGAGAGCGTAATGTTCAGTGATAATGTGACTAATGCGTGGTGGTTTATCTCTTTGTATCTATTTTTATTAATAGCATTAACATTTATTACCTTTGGTAAAAGTAATCTTATGAGGTTTATTGCACATTATTTCAATTTTGAGTATTCAGACAGAAAGTTAAAAATGCTCGACAAAAAATGGCGCGACATTCAACTATTTAAAATAATTAACGGAATCAATGTATCAGGCATCGAAGATGTGAGAATGATACAGCAGGGGCTGATTGATGGAAAACTAAAAACATCGTATTTTTTTCTTACTCGCTTCTGGGGTGACATAACAAAACCACCACACATAATTAAAACAATAATTATAATTCTGTCCAGCATTATTTATATTCTCTTCGCATGTTATATACACAACAAACAATCCGCTATAGTAAGAGATGCCATAGGCATACCATATAAAAAGATGATGTACTATGTTTATAGTGACAAAGTTATTTTATCCTTCAACAATAAAACAGTTGAATTCAATAAAACTTATAGCCTTGCCGATTGCAAGAGGCTACGAAACGTATTTATAAAAGACACACTTCCTGAGATCGCCTGCAATAAGCTCTTACAGCTAAACGAGGAGGACTCGGAATGGTTAAGTCAGGAGATTAAAGATAATAACAGCCAAAAAAAAGCATTATTAATAATATCCCTCATCTATTTCATTTCAGGTCTGGTTATATTCCTGTCATATACAAAATTCCTTTACGCCAATAAGAAGGTTGTAGAATACAAAGCATCAAATAAAAATCACTCATAAACCTCTAAACATTGAGCGACCAGCATGGCCGCTCAATGTTTAATTGCGCATCAGCCTCTGCCTGGATAAAACTAACGCTCAAGGTGAGCCAGGATAATCTCTTCAATCATCTGCACATCCTCACCGGTAAAGCCGAGCAGAGGACGCGCCGGATAATCAATTTTCTTACCGTCTTTCCGGGTTTCTTCCGACAGACCGAACTGATGCACGCTGGCGATTTTCGGTGACTTTCCGCCGTAAAACTCCATTGCTGCCTGTTCAGGGCTGGCGCGGATATGCAAAAAACGACTGGTGATAAGTTTCGCAAACATTTTTCGCTTAACACGACCGGTCTTTTTTCTGGCGCTCTGCTGCTGGCGTGGCGCGTAGGGTGTGCCATCCGGGGCTTTCTGTGCCATCACCCGACGCTGCTGACTCTGCCGCAGACGTTTCGCCAGTTCGGCGCTCAGTCGCCGACGCCCTGACGGTGACAGCGACTCAATCAGTCCGGTCAGCCGGTCTTCAAAACGCTTAAACTCATTCATCCCACTTGCTCACCAGTTCGCCATTGATATAAAGCTCCACCGGGCGGGTGACCGGCTCCGGCGGCGTGGGTTCCGGGATATTCTTCACATGCAGTGCGCCGTCCACCTCACTGACCAGCGTGCGCTCGGTCAGCATCAGGCTGATGCTGATATCAAAGCTGCTGTCATTGTTGATGTCTGCATAAAACGTGAAGCCCTTTTTCTGGCCTGCGTCGGTGGTCATGATGTCGGGCTGATTTTCCCGCAGCCACGCCAGCACCGGCACGATGAGCAGGTCAAAATCACCGGTAAAGTCGGTCACAATCACATTGAGCGTGTAACGCTTTTCGAATGACAACGACGTCGCCAGCGTGGAGGCAATACTCCCGTTATCAACGAATATCCGCAGCATCTCGGGACTGGTTTTCAGCACCGTGACGGCATCAGTCAGCGCCCTGCGCAGGCTGTCGGGTTTGAGCATCGTTTTCGTCCTGACAGTGTTTAATCATTTTTACCTGGCTGGCACAGCGTGCCAGCGCGTTCTCAAGCTGTCGGATATCGGCACTTAAATCGCCGTTCGTCTCCGGGTCACTGCCCGGCATCTGGCAAAGGCTCACTTTCGGGCAGGCGTTGGCGACAATCACTGGCGTCTGTGCAGGCCGGGCGCTGGTGCAACCGGCGCACAGCATCAGGCAGGCCAGCGCCGTACCAGCGGCGAAAATCTTCGTTTTCATTCAGTAACCTCGTGATGGTTTTCTCGCGCTGTGCTTCACGCTTCGCCGCGTTCTCCAGTTCCTGACGCAGTGCCACCTGCGCCAGCTCGTTTTTGTCTGCTCTGGTGAGGGCAACATGAAGCTGATTTTTCAGCATGGTGATGGTCGTCTGCTGCCCGTTGGCGACGTTGTTCGCCCTGTCCAGCGAGGTGCGCAGGCTGGCGTTTTCATGCTTCGCCAGAAACAGACCGGCCACCGCCAGTGATAACAACACAACCAGCACAATCACCAGCTTTGACATGGTTCCCGCCCCTCAAAACGCTGACGACAGGCCGTGCGTATCAACCGGAAGAACACCGACGCCACGAGGTAAATCAGCGCGGTAAAAATCCACCCGGCAGCGACCAGCGAGATAAACGTCGCCAACATCACCACCAGAGCCGCCGCCCGTCTGCGCCACGGCACCGGCTGCAAAAACAGCGACGCGACAATATTCACGGCCAGCGATTCTGGCGGCAGCTCCCGCCCGTAGCGTTCCAGCACATACTCAGTGGCATACACGCCGACACCACCGGCAACCACACAGATAACCGTCGCCAGAATCGCCCAGGCGGCGACAAAATTGACGGCCACGCTCTGCGGGTAAATCAGGGACAGTGCCAGCATCAGCGCCAGCGACACGTTCAGCATCAGTGAAAGGGATAATTTCTTCATGGTGTTTACTCCGTTTAAGCCGGTACGCCGCCAGCGGTACGCCAGACGGTGACCAGTTTTTCCAGTGAATGCTCACGCTGACCGTAACCGGCACCCGGCAGGGACGCCCAGATATTGCGACAGCGTGAAATGGCGCGCTCAATGCGTCCCGCCCGGATGTCATCCAGTGCACCGCGTTCGCGGATCAACTGAATGGCGAGTCTGTCCTGTGACAACGGACTGAAATCCGGCAGGGCAAGCTGTTTGCGGTAATGCGGCCAGAACAGGTAAAGCTGCTGATAGCGACCGGAGGCCGTGGATTTTTCACCGCGACGGTTAAACACCTTCGCCGGTCGGCCATGCGCGAACGGGTGGTCACTGTAGTCGGTGAAAATTTCCGGCTTCCCGTCCAGTCCGGTGACTATCACGTCATAGCCCCGGTTTTTCGTCAGCGGATGATTCGCCGTCCCTTCGGACACCGCCAGCATGTCGAGAAAGGCGGCGATATTCTGATGCGTGTTAATTACCGGCATTACGGTTTCCCCCTGCCCTTAAAGCGGCGCTGAATGGCTATCTCAATCACCTGATAACCGGCGATACCCAGCATGGAGCCGATGCCGCACACCGCAGGCAGTGACAGGTCAGGAAACTGCACCAGAACAACACCGGCAACCATCGAGACAAAACCACCGAGCAACATGCGCCCGATAAACAGACGCGGGGTGATGGGTTCACCACCGGCAAGCACCTTGCCGACAACAATCAGCACCCCAATCATGAAAAGCGACAGGACGCTTTTTTCTTCTGCTGTCATGCGTTACTCCCACAGATTGACAGTTTCAGCCACGGGCGCGGTCTGAACGTCGGGCAGTTCGACGGCGGTGCCGTGCGGCAGCACCGCACCCAGTTCAGCCAGTCCCGGATTTGCGGCGAGCACGGTCTCGACCACGCCCTCAGTGCACCCGTAATACCGGACACAAATGGCGTCGAGCGTGTCGCCCTGTAGCGCAAAGGTCTTCATCAGATTTGACTCACGATGCAGCGCGGCTTGTCCTGGATGCGCGCCACCGCCCAGCGCATATCCCGCCACAGCTCATCAATGATGCTGTCAATGCTGTCGGCCTTCTTGTCGCCTTTCGCACTGGCATCCACGCCGCGATAACGCTCATAAAGCGACGCGGTCGCCATCGCACACACGGCGCGCTCGTAGTAAAAAACCTTGATGCTTTCACCGTCGATGTCGTCCGCCGGAACGTCCGCCAGACGCGTAAAACCGGCGGCAATTTTCTGTTCGCGGTACTCGTACAGCTCCGCATTCGTCTCCGCCATGCCTGACTTGATGGCCTCACGCAGACGGGCGGGGGCGACGGTCTGCTCAAGGCGCATACGTTCCCGGACGCGCTTCGGGTCGATATCGGGAAAAAAGAACGTGTTTTTAATCACCGGCTCGTCGCCTGCCGGTTGCGGGATGACCACCGTACCCTCACCGGACACGGGAGCCTCCTTTCGCGGAATAATCAGCGTCATCATGACTACCTCTGAAAAGTCGGGCGGTGGACGCCGGTGCAGTGTCAGGTGATTCACCCTCACTGACCGGCGTGCCGCCCTGGCGCGGGGCGCATTCGGTTGTTAACTGGCTTTCTTTTTCGGGCGTCCACGTTTTGCCGGTGTCACGCTCCGGGTCTTACGCGGGGCGCGGGTGGCCGCTTTGGGCTGCGGCTCCGGCTTCGGTTTCAGCTCCCGCTCCAGTCGTTCAATCTCTTTTTTGACGCCTGCCTGACAGTCGAGCTGTGTCGCACGTTGCAGGTGCGCCAGCGCACCGGCGGCATCACCACCGTCACGCAGAAACAGACCGGTGATTTTGTGCAGCTTTGCGCGCACTTCATCAGGCATGTCAGCCGTGGCGGTCAGTTCAAGGGTCTCCGTCAGCAGGCGGGTATCCACAGACTCACCGGCAGCGTGGGCGCGCATGGCCGCGAGCGCCACCTCCTCGGTGAACATGTACGGCGGGGTGCGGCGGTGTTTACCCGGCATGGTCAGACCGTACTTCAGGGCATAACGGGCAATCTCCAGCGCACCGGCAATATCGCCGGTATCCAGACGCCACAGCATGACCGTCATCAGAATGTCATCCTGTGCACCTTTGCCCTGCTCCAGCACGCCGTTCACCCACGGCAACCAGAACGGCAGCAGTTCGCGTTTTTTCGCGGCCTTCAGCTCTTTTGAATAAATCGCTTTCAGTGTGCGCTGGTCTGCGGCGAGCTTAACCAGCATCTGCTCATAGACAGTTGCATGTCGCAGCGGGGCGGCTTCCCGCTGCGCGGTCATCGCTGCCGAGACCCGCATCATGTGGCGCTGTGCGGGACTCGTCATCGGTTACGCTCCCGGCTCTGCGGTCGCTTTAGCCAGTGTGGAGAAATCACCGACCTTAATTTTTTCCACCAGACAACCGGCGGCGTAGTCTTCCACCACGTAATCAATGTTCATTGACTCGTAGTTCTCCACGCGGTCGAGTTTCGGGTTTTCCTCAATCACGCGGCGATGGCTGTCATCCATGTAGTAGATGGACAGGTTTTCCAGCTTTGTGATGAGCATCGCATCCGCCGGGAAGTACGGGACGCGTACCGCCGGCAGGTTACCGATGCGTTTCTGGCTGATGATGACGTCAGCGGCCAGCATTTCGCTGTTGTCCTGCTCCTTGTTGACGATGGGGAAATACTTGTCCGCCAGTAACTGACGTCCCACTATCACCACAAGGTCAGGGTCTTCCTGATACCACGGCTCAATCAGGTTGTTGGTCGCATCCATCACCAGTGCATCAAGGCTGGCATAATCACCGCCCTTACCCACGCGGATGACCTCAGAGGTCGTGTGACCTTCCTCGTCAGTGACCTTGCTCATCACGCGCGCCGGTGCTTCATTGCGGTATTTCTGCAGCCAGCCGACCGCCACATCCTGCAGCATCGGATTGCTGCTGCGGTCAGAGGTTTCGGCACGCCTCACGCCGTTAAAACCGGCCATGATTAAATCAAGGGACTGGCGTTTGATAATGGCGTTACGGACACGGAGCTGGAAATCCTGATAACGCGCCCACAGGTCCAGCGTTTTGTAGCGGATATAAAAATCGAAGTTAATCTGGTCGCATTCGTACTTGTTTGACGCCAGCTTCGAGAAGTCCTTCGGCTGACGCTCGGTGCCACCGGCGGTGTCGGTGGTGCTGGCGATGGAGCCGGTGACACCGATACCAATTTTTTCCCCTTTCATTTCGCTGACCGGCACAATGTTGATGCGGGTCAGAAAGTCAGAGGACTCCTGCATGGTGTTCATCAGGGTCTGGGTGACCGACGGTTCAACGGTGAATTTTTTCGACACATCACCGGCGTCGATGCCGTTCAGTTCGGCAACACGGGACAGGTAGGCATTAAATTTAAAGCGGGTTTCCTGGCGCATAGTTTTTCCTGAAATTAAGGGTTAATCGTGAAGGTTTTCCCGGACTGGCTGACGCCGGTCAGCAGTTCGTCATCAGGGCGTCACCGCCACCGCCGGTGGCCTTGCTGCGGCGCTGCTGGGTCAGACTTTCGGTGCTGTCGAGACTGTTTTTCAGGCGGGTGAATGCCTGGCTGGTTTCATCCGCCCTGTCAGTCACCTCCTGCTTAAGAGCGGAAAAGGCTGTTTCCATCTCAGCGAGGCGATGCTCAGTGGCGCTCAGTTTTTCCTGCACATGTTCAGCAACAGCGGTCACCGCTTCATGCACGTCATTCAGACGGGCATCATCGCTGGCCTGTTTGCGGCCAAAAATGGACTTCACCTTTTCGGTCAGGGCGGTGAACACGGTTTCAGGCAGGTCTTCAAATTCCAGCTCAACAGGCGTTGCCACTGAAATCAGGTTTTCAGGGCTTAATTTGAAGCGGTTCAGGGGGTTGTGTTTTGCCGTGCGGCAGAATTCCAGGTATTCCGTGCCGAGGCTTGCCGGGTCATCGGTGACGGCCAGCCCCACCAGATAACATTTGCCGGTGTTGGCAAAGTTCGGCTGAATTTCCATTGAGGTATAGACCTTCTGCGCGGCCTTGTTCATCGCGATAAGGTCATCGGTCGGGGTGATTTTCGCAAACAGCGCCCATTTGCCTTTCAGCGCCGAATCATCGTCAATCTTTTCGGCCTTCAGTTCGACCACATCGCCATAACGCTTAAAAATACCGTCAGGCAGGATGCCGCGCAGATGTTCCAGGTTAATGCGGCAACCATAGACTCGCGGGTCAAAGGTTTCGGCCATTTCCTGAATATCCTGCGCACTGATGACACGCCCGTCACAGGTGTCACCCTCAACGCCGATACGAAAGAATTTTGAGACTTTTTTTGCCATTGTCAGGAGTCCTGAATAGTGATTAGAGGAGTCACATGTCGGCATCAGTTTCCCGACGATGCACATCCTCCGCCATCAGTCCCGGATGGCTTATCACTGACACAACAGCACCTTAGCGAATCGCAGGGCGCGACTCAGTAGCCTTGCCGTGTATTCATCACGGCGAGGTATTCATGACCATCACCACAGACACCACTCTTTTACACGACCCGCGTCGTCAGGCGGCGCTGCTGTACTGGCAGGGGTTTTCCGTGCCGCAGATTGCCGCCATGTTGCAGATGAAACGCCCGACGGTGCAGAGCTGGAAACAGCGCGACGGCTGGGACAGCGTTGCCCCCATCAGCCGTGTCGAAATGAGTCTGGAAGCGCGGCTGACCCAGCTCATCATCAAACCGCAGAAAACCGGCGGTGACTTCAAGGAAATTGACCTGCTCGGACGCCAGATTGAACGACTGGCACGGGTAAACCGCTACAGCCAGACCGGCAACGAGGCAGACCTTAATCCGAACGTCGCTAACCGCAACAAAGGCGGGCGGCGCAAACCGAAAAAGAATTTTTTCAGTGACGAGGCCATCGAAAAGCTGGAGCAGATTTTCTTTGAGCAGTCTTTCGACTATCAGTTGCACTGGTATCGCGCCGGGCTTGAGCACCGCATCCGCGATATCCTGAAATCCCGCCAGATTGGCGCAACGTTTTATTTTTCCCGCGAGGCGCTGCTGCGCGCCCTGAAAACCGGTCATAACCAGATTTTTCTGTCGGCCAGTAAAACGCAGGCGTATGTGTTCCGCGAATACATCATCGCCTTTGCCCGGCTGGTTGACGTTGACCTGACCGGTGACCCGATTGTCCTGGGCAATAACGGCGCAAAACTGATTTTTCTCGGCACCAACTCCAACACCGCGCAGAGCCATAACGGCGACCTGTACGTCGACGAGATTTTCTGGATCCCGAATTTTCAGGTACTGCGTAAGGTGGCATCAGGTATGGCCTCACAGAGTCACCTGCGTTCGACCTATTTCTCCACCCCGTCCACGCTGGCGCACGACGCCTACCCGTTCTGGTCGGGTGAACTGTTTAACCGGGGACGCGCCAGCGCCGCCGAACGCGTGGAAATCGACGTCAGTCATAACGCCCTTGCCGGTGGGCTTCTCTGTGCGGACGGCCAGTGGCGGCAGATTGTCACCATTGAGGACGCCCTGAAAGGTGGCTGCACGCTGTTCGACATTGAGCAGCTCAAACGTGAAAACAGCGCCGACGATTTTAAAAACCTGTTCATGTGTGAATTTGTTGACGACAAGGCGTCGGTGTTCCCGTTCGAGGAGCTGCAACGTTGCATGGTCGACACGCTGGAAGAATGGGAAGACTATGCGCCGTTTGCCGCGAATCCGTTCGGCTCCCGCCCGGTATGGATTGGTTACGACCCGTCACACCGTGGCGACAGCGCCGGATGCGTGGTACTGGCACCGCCGGTGGTGGCCGGTGGCAAATTCAGAATACTTGAGCGTCACCAGTGGAAAGGCATGGACTTTGCCACCCAGGCGGAATCCATCCGCAAACTCACCGAAAAATATAACGTTGAATACATCGGGATTGATGCCACCGGCCTCGGTGTCGGCGTGTTCCAGCTCGTGCGCTCGTTCTATCCCGCCGCGCGCGATATCCGCTACACGCCGGAAATGAAAACCGCAATGGTGCTCAAGGCAAAAGACGTTATCCGCCGTGGCTGTCTGGAATATGACGTCAGCGCCACCGACATCACCAGCTCGTTTATGGCTATCCGCAAGACCATGACCAGCAGCGGACGCAGCGCCACCTATGAGGCCAGCCGCAGCGAGGAAGCCAGCCACGCCGATCTCGCCTGGGCGACCATGCACGCCCTGTTAAATGAGCCACTCACCGCCGGTATCAGCACCCCGCTGACATCCACCATTCTGGAGTTTTACTGATGAG